CGGGCGTGGTGTCGATGATCGCCCAGCCACCGGCGTACTGATTCGCCGTCGCCGCGGTCGCGCCGAGCGCGGCGACGATCTGCGTGGCACCCGCCGCGGCCGCCGCCGGCGTGAGCTGCTGATGGGTCGTGATCTGGGCCGGGGCCTGGATCACGTTGCCCGCGACGAGCGCGGTCGCGCCCGCTCGGCAATAGCGGAAGGTGCGCCCCTCCGCCTCGAAGCGCGCGCCGAGCGGCGCCTCCTGCGTCGTGCTGCTGCTCCAGAGATTGCGCGGGGCAATCTGTACCGCGCCTGAGAAATTCGGCATGATCGTCTCCTTTCTAGGTGATGACCGTGATCACGCCGAGACGGCGCGGATTGTTGATGGAGAGGTTCCCCGCCGTGTACACCTGCACGACTTCGGCGGTCTGATTCGCGGGCCGGATCGCCGGTTCCGCCTTGGCCCACAGCAGGTAGCGGAACTTGAGGAATTTCGGGTTGAGGCAGTACATCGTCGCGGCCGGACAGTCCTCGTCGAACGTGACCTTGCACGCCTTGAACTTCAGCTTCTCGTTGAGGAATCCGCCGTCGCCTTCGTCCTTCGTGGTGAAGCGCTCGTTGACGGTGAGCGTCGACTCGTAGCCTTCGAACGACGTCTGGTCCGAGACGTACCACTCGGGGTGCTGTTCGTTGGCGCCCTTTGAACACGAGTTGTAGATCGACCGCATCGCGCCGCGGAGGTTGTCGAAGGCGTTCGTCGTCTTCGTGCCGAGCGCCTGGCGGTTGCGCCAGAACGGGAACGTCGCGCGATTGATGCCGCCGACGGTGCCGGTCGTGGGCGTCGAGGAGACGAGCAGCGCGAGGCCGCCGATGTCCTTGCCACCGTTGCCGGTGCCGTCCGAGTACATCTGCCGGTTCATCGTCGCGAAGTGCGACTGCTTGCCGTTCTCGACCTTCTCGTCGATCAGCGCAAACTTCGCCTCTTCGCCCATCGCCCGGAGCTGCTCGATCTGCGAGTAGCTGATGGTGCCGGCGTTCTCTTTCCAGTTGAACCGCGCCGCATCGAACACATCGACCGGCGTGACGTTAAGGGGGTCGTAGCCGCTGTGCGAGCCGAACGTGGTGTTCTCGGCGTACATCAGCGTTTCCTCGATCAGGGCGCCACCGGGTTCTTTCGTGAACCCGCCGCCCTTCTTGAGGAGATGGAGCAGCAGCTGGCTGGTGAAAACGTTATCTTCGGGCTTGCGGCGGACGACCCGTTCGAAGACGGATGCCGTCAACTGGCCGATATTCGGATCGGGCATTGCGGGCTCCTAGCCCGCGGCGAGTCTCCGCGCTTCCTGACGAATGATGTCGCGTGTCGTCAGCTCGGAGTCGGGCCGGGGCGTGGATGGCCGAGGCGCTCCCGGTTGGACCGTGGACGCTCCAGCTTTCCGTGTCAATTGCCCCGAACGTTCGGCTTCCCATTCATCACGGAGCATCTTCTGTCCGTGGTCGCGGTACGCGGTGATGTAGGCGTCGTGGAGCGAGGTTTGCGTGAGCGGGCCCGACTGCGCGGCGATGATCGCCTTGACGTGCGGCCGCAGCTTGTCGAACATCGGCCATTTGGCCGCGGCCGACACCAACGACTGCGCCTCACGCTGGCGCGCGACGGTCAGTGTCTGCTGCTCGTGCGCGTCACGGATCGGGCCGTACTTTTCGTCGAACTGCTTGGTGAGTCGCCGCTCGTTCCAGGCGTTCCACTCACGCAATCGTTCAACGCTCATCGTGGCCCGGCCATCCGTCAACGGGATGTCCGGCTCGGGCTCCGGGTCTTCGGCGGGCTTCGGAGCGGCGGCTGCGGCCGGGGCCGCCTCCACACCGAGCTGACTCTGCACGATCTGCAGGAACAGCTTCGGGTTCTCCGAGAGCATGCGCGCGAGATTCACTCCGTGCGCAACCACCTTGGGCGTCACGCCCTCGGCGATGCCGAATTCGGCCAGCGTCTCTCGACGTGCCTTCTCACTGGTCTCGTTACGCGTACGCGTCAACACCGCCTGATGGCGGTCAAACGGGATGGGACCTCGGTTCGGGAGTGAACCAGGAGCCTCCGAGGTGCCGTCGGGCTGTGTCGCCGCCTGCGCGAGGGACGGGTCTGGAGGGGCGTCGGGCGGCGTCCCCGACTTCGCGGCCTGCAGCTCTCGGAAGACCGAGGCCGCGTCAGTCGCGACTGCCGTATCGCCAGCAGTAACCGGGGTCGAAGGCGTGCTGTCGGTAGAGGCCGGGGACGGGGGAGCCGCTTGTGCGGTGTCCGTGGAGGGCGTGTCTACGGTCAGCGGAGCGTCTTCCATGCCGGTATCGCTGAGCCTACTCCCCTAGACTGTCTGGTGTCAATGCGATGACATGTCAATGCGTTGACGATTGGTGTCTAGCTGGCCATGGTGACGCCGCCAACGGGTCAGGACGCGTTTCACGAATTTACCGGCTCCAGCGCGAAACCGGTAGATACGTCGGCCGTACTTCCAGTCGTATGCGGCCCAGCCGAACGGCTGACGAGGAGCGCGTCTCATAAGGCCTCAATCCCTCCCGTAGCGCGCGTGGTGCTCTTCAATGACCTGCTTGATCGTGGCGATAGTCTCCGGGTTCGGCTTGTAGTCGGGCGTCGTCGCCTTCGTCTGTGCCTGCCGCTCAGCCAGCACGCGCCCGGCCTCCAGGTTGACGCCGGTCCACGAAGTGGTGTGCGGCGAAGTATCCGAGCCAGGCACCGGGACGTGGCGCACCATCTCGATCAGGCCGTGCTCTTTCAGGTAGCGGCGCTTCTCGCTGCGCGAATAGAACGTAACCGGCTCAGGGCCCACGTTCTCGAGGGTTTCCCCTCCCGGAATGTCGTTAGGTTGCACGCCAACGTTGGCTGGCTCGTGACCGTCCTTGCAGAAGGGCCATGAGCCGACGACGAGTTCCACGCCGCAATCAGGGCAAGTCACATCAATCTCCCCTGCGATTCTGATGCAATCGTGGCCGGCGACACCGCCTTCGGCGCTGACCTGCGGGTGTAGACCGCCTTCATCGCGGCATGTTGGCGACGAAGAGACTCGATTCGCTCCTGAGGACAATCGTAAAGCCTGGATGGATCAGGGCATGTGACGGCCAGCTCGAAGTCCCCAGGCTCGACCTTCACAAACGAACCGCCTTCCTCGACGCCCCATTCCCTACAACCTTGCAGGAGCACCGAGCACATCGGCATTTCAGCCCCACGATAGACGAAGACGGATCTGATTCGATCAGGAGGGGGATGCTTGATACCTGGCATGTACGGAAACCCGAATAGATAGCCTATCCTCCCGCAGAGAGTTGGGTCGGCGCCGGCCAGAGACAACCACTTTGGCGCTCGCGATTGGTTGGCCGGCTCTCGAAATATTTCAACAACATCGCGTCCAAAAGAGAACGTGACGATGAGCACGCCACGAGGGCTGACCAATTGTGAATTCACGGACGTGACGAGCCGTGTTTGACTATTCACACCTGCGCACAAATCGAGGTGGACGATGTCGAATTGTCCACTTAGCTCGCGTAACGGGGCCGAAGGGTATCGCTTCGCGGAGGGTTTTCCGCTCTTCGTCAGTGGAATCGTGAAGTCGGCCAGATCACACAGAATGATGTCGTCCACTCCGGCCTCTATCGCTGCATCAAGACAACGCGAATCGCGATCAACGGCCACAATGTAAGCCTTCGGCATCACTTCCCGAATCGTGTTCACTTCGCCCTTTGGCGCACCACCAGCCAGAATCAGAATTCGCCATGGCCGATGATGGACCCCATCCCGGACGCGCAAACGAGAGCGTGCGAATTGCAACTGCTCGCCGCGCACAAGCCGCTTCTGGTCGCTTACTGTGGACTCGTCGAATTTGAGGCGATCGTTCACGGCTTCGGCATCTCCATCTTCGGCTCACGCGGCGTCCACGCGTGCCCGCACGGGATGCACGCGTAGTCGCCGCTCGGTCGCATCAGCAGCTCCGCGCTGCCGCAACGTGGACAGGTCGTCATGGATGTTGCAGAACGTACACATCCTTCGTCGAGCGCACGTAGCGGCGTCCTGCGCTCACGACCACCAGCGGCAGCGGCGTGGCCACGCGAACCGGCACGCCATCCTCCGGACCGATCGGGCCGTCCGTCAGGCGCACGGTCTCGTACGTCTGGACGATTTCCTTGCCGTCGGGTCCCTTCTGGCCCTGCTGCCCTTCGTGCCCTTCCAGAATCGGCGCGTCGACACTCGCGACCGTGGGGCCCGACGAGACCGGCTTCTGCGGCGCATCGGACCGCAAGGGGGCCGCGCCGGACGGCTTGCTCTCGGTCCCGAGCCCTTCGTTCTGGCCCCGATGCTTCCGCGGGTCGTCTGGGGCTGCGCCGTGCGGGTCGTTCTCCGTGCCGATGCCTTCGTCATGGCCGCGTGAGGGCTTGACTGGCTCGGGACGGGTGCCCGGGCGCGCATCCGTGTCTGGCTTCGTCGGCGTCGTGGTCGGCTTCGTCGGAGGTTGTGGGTTCGCCATCGTTGGTCTCCTTGTGTGCTCAGTTGACGGTCGGGGCGCCTCCGCCCCGCATCTGGTGCTTGTTGATCGGCTCGGCCTGTGGCACCGCGCCCGGATGTGGTGTCTGCATCGGCTGTGCCGGACTCGCCTGCTGTGGCTGCGGCGGCTTCGGCACGGGCTGGCCCGTCATCGGATCGATCGGCGGCATGATCTCCATGCCCAGCTGCGCGAGGATGCCCAACACCTGCGGGTTGACCAGGTCCTCGCCCTTGAGCGCGAGCGAAATCTTCGGCGGCTCCGGCTTCGGTTCCGCCGGCGGCGTCTCGACGACGATCTTTTCCGGGTCCATGTTGTGCTTCGTGAGCAGCGCCTTGAGCAGCTCCGTCCGGCGCACATTCGGATCGCGGCCGATCAGGTTGTAGAGATTCGCGGCCTGCCGGCGCTCGACATCCGCATCGAGGCGCAACGCGCTGTCCGGTTTCGCGGTAAAGACGAACTCGCCCTGCACGGCCTTCCGATCCCACGCTTGGAGCGCTTTCTGCCCGTCCGCCCCGACGATCTCGACGTAACCTGCATCATCTTTGAACTGCTGGAGGAGACTCGCGAATTTCGCGCCGCCGGTGGTGAACCACCGCAGAAACTTCGTGCGCTCCTTGTCGAGACGGACGTCGGAGACCGCCGTCGCATCCCGCACCTCGGTCGCGGTGCGACCTTCGGTCTCTACGGTCGCGGGGCGGATCGCCCAGGTGTCGCGTAGGTCCTTCTCGCCGATCTCGTTGAACTGGTAGTTGTCGCGCGGGAACTGCGGCAGGGCGATGATGCCGATCTTGTCGGCGCCGGTCCCGTCGAGGCCGATGCGCGCCATAATTTCACCGCGATCCAGCTTCCCGACGATCTCCGGAGTGAGCTGCGTACGATCGAACCAGGTCATCGGAATTGAGCGATCGCGGAACTGCACCATCTGCGTCCGTCCAAGAGATATCTCCTCACTGAGGGGCCGCGCGATGCCGACGTCGCTCACGGGATACGCGCTCCCCGGCAGATAGCGCAGCGTCAGCGGGTGGATCGGAAACCCTTCCATCCCATGCAGCTTCCCGTCGTTCGGCCGGCCCTCCTGGCCGTCGCCCACCCACTGATACGGGCTGTTCTCGTACTTCACGGGCTTGTTGTGGCCCTTGATGATCACGAGCTGCTTGATCTGCTTCGGCAGCGGATTCTCTTCCGGCGCGAACACCGCCGCCTTCAGCCAGATTTCGTAGCCCTCGACCTGTTTGAGCGCCCCGCCGTCGCGGTTGGGCCGCTCCTCGCTCGAGAGCGTCTCGCGCGGCGTCTGGATGGTCGCGGCGAAGTCGTCCGGCAGCTTCAGCTCCTTCTTCGCCTGATTGAAGTCCATCACGAACTTCATCCCCAGCCAGGCGGCACGGTCGAAGTTGCTGCCCACGAAGTCGACCGGGACGAGCAGGTCTTCGGTCGGAAACTCGTTCCAAAAGAACTCCTCGTGCGCGAGGTATTCCTCGTCCTTGAACGCGGGCTCCGTCACCGGCTGGCCGTCAGGACCAAACTGCATCATGCCGTCTGGGGACGTCACAGGCCGCTGCGCCTGTACCTGTTGCGGCGCGCCCGTCTGCGGGTCGATCGGCGCGATGCCCATCATTAGGTCCGGCGGTGCCGGTTCCATCACCGGCACTTTCCGCGTGCGAATCTCCGCCGCATAGCCGATCTTGCTGCCCGCGATGCCACACAACAGCACGTCCGTCGCCATCTCGTCGATCAGCGTCGGCGCGTCGGCGTTCTCGGGCCCAAGCTCGTGATTGACCGCGGCTTGAAATGTCGGGACCGCCGGCGCACTCTGCGGGTTCTTCGGCTTGAGGTGTAGTTCCGGCACCTGAAAGACCAACTGCGACTTCTTCTGCTCGACGTAGCTGTATTCCAGCGGCACGTTGACGATGTGGTCGCGCGGCGAGCTATCCAGCACCTTCCCCATGTAGGCGCGGACGTTGGCCTTCCAGCCGATCGAGAGCTGCTCGACGACGCTCTCGCTCGCCTTGATCCGATTCATCCACTCGCCGACGAGCGCCTCGTCACGTGCGGGATCGGCCGGCTGCTCCTCGTCCGGCTCCGGAGCGCCCTCGTCGACGCGCGCGGCCTGTCGATTGCGAAGCTGCCATTGCTCGTAACGCTGGGAGTCGGGAAGCTGGCCGATCGGAGTGTCCATCATGAACCTTTCAGTACGCGTGTCTCACATTGCCTGTGCCGAGCACGTGGCGGGTCTCGTTGGCCGCCGCGATGCGTTGCCGCAGCGCGCCCACACTGCCGGGGGGATAACTGATCTGCTCGCGCGAGGTGTCGCCGATCGGCGCTTTCAGGCCGGACACGAGAAACCGCAGCGCGTCGAGCGGATGATCGAAGCCGTGCGTGTCGAGGTCGTTGTCGTCGATGTCGTCGACGGACGCCTCGCCAAAGCTGCGAATCAGCTGCTTGCAGTCCGGATGCACGCGTAGAAACGGTGTGCCGTCAGGATGATTGCGCAGCCACGCGCGCAGGCGCGCCCAGCCGTTCACGCGATCGCGCTCGCCCTCGACGCACGGCACCCCGTGCTTGCCGAAGGTGCTCATGATCGTCTCGACGCTCTCGTGCCCTGTGCCCGCCGCCATCTTCGGATCGGCGAACGTGCGCCGTATCTGCAGGTCATGCGCGCGGTTGTATTTCACGATTTCGGCGGCCACTTCGCGCGCGATCAGCTTGTCGCGGTGCTTGCCGTTGAAGGTGTACTCGCGCTCGATGTAGAGGTGCCCGTCGTCGCCGTAGACCGCCCACAGGCACACGCCCTCGTCGGTCATGTA